TTAAAGGTTCTAAAACATTTTGGACCTGGAAATTTTGCTTTATTTATAATTTTTATTATTTTAACTTATTAGTCTATTTTTTTAGGTGAATGAGAAGGCATCGGTTCAATAAAACCTTCTATGGAACGAACACTAGTTATAACTTTAACTTCTGGTTTTTTATCAGTTGAACCAAATCCACCAGAACCTCTTTTAGTATCTGATAAAACATTTACAATTTCTACATTAATTGGTTTTAAATCAGGTGCACAAATCTGAAATAGTTTTTCTCCACTTTTAATAAGGTATGGAGAAGTATTATCTAAATTTCTTAACTTAGCCATTATATTACCTCGATAACCAGCATCAATAATTCCTACATTATTTGCCATAAGTAAAGGTGTTTTACTGATTGACGAACGTGGATACAAATAATAAGAATAAGATACTGATTGATTATAACTATCAATCATTTCACATTGAATTAAATGATCTAATGTTTCACAAGGGTGAGCATTTTTAACAACTAAATCATATGGATTAATCAAGTCAATTCCAGCGTCACCTTCATTATGAGACGTGAAATCTTGGTAGAATTGTTTTACAAAATCAGGTGCTGATGAGTCTACTTTTATTTTTAGAGTATAGGACATTATAATCTAAGGATATAAAATTAATTGTATGTTTATCAATTTTTTTACAAATTTCAAATACTACTTTTCTATTTATATATATATATGCCTGATTATTATAATAAATATATTAAATATAAAAATAAATATTTAAATTTATTAAAAGATAATAAGCCTCTTATAGGTGGATTAGAAAAAAAAGAAATTAAAGCTAAATTAGATGTAATAAAGGCAAAATATATGCAAGATTATATACCATTTACATATTGTGAAAAAAGAGGATTTAAACAACATAATGGAGAGTGTTGGAATGATAGTATACAAACACTCTTTTGTTTTTCAGATGAATTAAAAAATCAAGTACAAGGAAGATTATTTAATTTAAGTGCTGAAGATATAGTAGAACTTGCATTTCTAAAAGAACGTGATAAATATTTACCATATTTTTATAAAAATAATGAAGCAAATTTACAAAGAATGAAAGATAAATTAATTATTTATATAAAATTATTACAACAAAGATTATGTATATATGCACATGATTATCAATCGATTAATGAAAATGAAAAAGTTGAAATAATTCCAAAGTCGTGTTTAACTAATTTCACTTGTCCTGTAACTGACCCTATTAAAACATTAGTAGAACCACCTAGTTCAAATAATTTAAAAGAACAACCACCATTTGTTAAACCACTGTTTTTAAGAACAGATACAAAAAAAATTGGTATAGATGTAGCTATAATTGGTAAAGAAATATCTAGAAATATTGATTTTATACGAAAATCTAATATTGAAAATGAAAAGGACCATGGTGGAAACCTAATTGAATATTTGATACTAATTAATTTATTATCATTTGTATTTGTAAATGATCCATATGTATTAATAATAAAAACTATTTTTATTAGTCAACCTGATTATTTTGATATTACTAATGAAACTGTATTTATAGAAATAGATTCAGTAGGAGAAAAGGGTGCGCATTCTACTGGATTTTTTAAATGTAATAATAAATTATTTTATTATGATGATAATCGTGGAATAATAGAATTTAATTTTATAAAATATTTAGAATTTTATATTAATTATCAATCATATGATCCAGTTATAAATATATCAATACTAATGACACCATTTTTTATAAATATTAAAAATAATAAATATTATAAACTTCTTGATGATGAAAAATTAAAAGAATTTGATGTTGGAAAAAATGAAATATTTAAAGTGACTAAATTTAATATTATTAATAAAATAAAAGTTAATGATCAAATTGATTATATTAATAAAAATGCAATAAATTTATTGGAAATTGAACTTTTTAATAAAACTTATCAAAATATAAAAAAATATATTGAATCAGGATTAGATATTAATTTAAAATATACTGATAATCAATCTAATATATTACAATATATAATAGCTAAAGGCTGTAATGATATTGAGTTAATAGAATATTTAATAGAAGAAAAGAAAATAGATGTAAATTATAAAGATGTACATGGTTATAATCTTATTATATATATAAAAGAAAATACCAAACAAATTTATGAATATTTGATTAATAAAGGTGTAGATATAAAATTTAAAATTAATATAGCAGAAATGAATATATTACAATTTATAATAGTTAATGGGAGTGATGATATTGAGTTAATAAAATATTTAATTGAAGATATTAAAATTGATGTAAATTATATTGATAAATATGGTAATACTTCTCTTTCATATTTAAAAGTAAAAGATAAAAAAACGTTTGAATATCTAGTTAATAAAAGTTCTAATTTAAATCATTTTAATAATAATAATGACTCGACATTAAATTTTTTATTATTAAATATGAAAGATAATTTAGAATTAGCTATATATATATGTACTACATTTGAAAAAAAACTAACCAAAATAGATATTATAAAAATTATTAATACTCCAAATAAAAAAAATGAATATTTGATAAATGAATTAGCTAAGAAAAATTATATAAACATATTTAAATATTTAGTAGAAAGATATGCAATTGATACGCGTGTGAAAGATTCATTTAAATATTCACCTATACATTATGCAATATCAAAAAAATCAAATGAAGTTTTTAATTATATTCTAAAAAACAATATTAATGATCCTAATTTCTTAAGAATACTAACTAGTGATGGTAATACATTAATACATTTTGCGGTATTTAATAATAATTTACATGCAATAGAAAAACTATTTGAAATGAGTGATAGACTTTATTTAGATATTGAAAAAACAAGAAATCGTGAGAAAAAATTACCATACGAAGTGATTAATGATGGTAATGGATTAGCAAGATATCTTGCACATCTAAAATATTGTCTTTATATGATAAAAAAAGAAAAAGATCCAGAAAAAAAACAAAAATTAATAGAATATAAATATGAACTACGTTCATTGTATGTTGATAATAAAATATAATTTTAGTCAAGATTATCTTCTAATTTATATAATTTACCTAATTTTATATAATGTTCAATAAAATTTTTTTCTAAATTAGATGAATGTGACGAAGTTTTATAAATAGTATTTTCAAAATAATGTAATTGTTTAGATATTTCTAAATAATCAAAACCATAAATACAAATTTTATCATATTTATTAATTAAATACATTAATATTGCTATACCAGTTGAGCACCATGGTGGTTTTGGAAAAATCTTAAAATTAAATTTTGTTAATTCTAATTCAATAGGTGTTTTATTAATTATCGTATTTTTAATTTTATCATATGATTTATAATTTTTAGCACTTGTTTGATTCCAAACAAGTATTTCTTTTGCTAATGAAGAAACTTTATCATAAATTTTAGTTTGATATGTTGAATGAGCAAAAATAGTTAATTTTTTACCAACATTTTTTGATGGCAAATAATGATTTATTCTAACTACTTCATCGAAATTATCAATTATATCACCAAACTCGTTTTTTAACACAGAAGGTCCATTACCTATAACAATAATTTTATTTTCTTTTAAATTTCTTTCTTTATTTTCTTTTAATATTCTTTCTTTGTTTTCTTTATTAATTAGTAACATCTTTTTCATATATTTATATATATATATATACATTATTATTTGGTTTAACTTATAAAATTTTATATATAAATATAATGGTAAAAATTATTAGTGAAATTGGTATTAATCACAATGGTTCTATGGATTTGTGTAAACAATTAATATTATTGTCTAAAGTAGCTGGCTGTGATTATGTCAAAATTCAAAAGAGAAATCCAGATGTGTGTGTTCCCGAAGCACAAAAGAATCTTTTAAGAAAAACACCTTGGGGTGAAATAACTTATTTAGAATATAAATGGAAACTAGAATTTTCAGAAGAAGAAATTAAAGAATTAGTTGATTTTTCTAAATCAAATAATATAGAGTTTTTTGCGAGTGTATGGGATTTAGATAGTGTAAAAATAATGGCTAAATATACAAAAATAGGTAAAATACCAAGTGCATTAATTACTAATTTGGAATTATGTAAATTTGCTAGACTAAATTTTGAAACTTTAATTATTTCAACTGGTATGAGTAATGAAAAAGAAATTGAAGAATGCATTAATGCATGCAATCCAGATGTTGTAATGCATACTAATAGTACATATCCTTGTCCAGTTGAAGAATTAAATTTAAATTATATTCATTTTTTGAAAGAAAAATGGATAGGAAAAGAAATAGGTTATAGTGGTCATGAATATGGATTAGTGACCACGTTTGCTGCAGTTGCTATGGGTGCTACTTGGGTTGAACGTCATATTACTTTAAATAGAACTATGTGGGGTAGTGATCAATCTAGTAGTATAGAACCATCTGGTTTAATTAAATTAGTTAAAGGAATTAGAGACATTGAAAAAGCATGTAAATATGAGAAAGGTGAGAGAAAGGAGTTTGATGGAGAATTAGCCAAGAAAAAAAGCTTGCGAGGATAAATATGTATTCATATTTCAAATAGAAAATAGTTTTCTAATTATTAATTCATTATTATCGAAAACACCTAATATTTGAACATTTTTATTATTTTTAATAAAATCATCAACAAATTTAATTATTCCAGGCCATATTATATTATAATCATCTAAAATAATTAATCCATTATCATTAACGAAAGAATAATAATTAAAAAAATCATTTTTAACACCCATATAACTATGATCACCATCAATAAATAATAAATCAATTTTATTATTTTTTAATTCTTCTTTTAATTTATCAATTGTTCCTTTTGATGTAGAATTTCCTTGTATTAATTTTATAGTACTATTAATATTATTTTTACTAATATTATCAAAAGATTTTTTTATAGTTATAGAATCTTTTATATAATTACCTGTAGTATCTTCAAATAAATCAATACCTATACAATTTTTTGATTTATTTTCTGAAACAACATAACTCATCGAACCACCATTGTGTACTCCTATTTCTAAATAATTTTTAATAGTAAATAATTTACAAATTATATTTAAAATTACTGTTCTATTATGACAAACTCTACCAACTATATTTTGATTTATTTTTATTTTTAATTCTTCATATTTTGTTATATTATTATTTTATTCATCTATTAATAATTT